GCGCTAAAGGAGCCAAAGGCTAAAGCCTGAAGCGTATTCAACAAATCCTTTTAGTAATCGCAGTAGCGGTTGGGTTTGTTGTAGTTCCTAGCGCACAGGCACAAGCGCCATTAAAAACACATGAGCAAATGATTAGATCTTTAGAGCCTAAAAATTATGCTTTTTACATGGTAGAAAAACAATGGCGTAATGCAAAGCGTGAATTTGCATGTTTAGATTTGCTTTGGCATAAAGAAAGCGGCTGGCGCGCTCATGCGGCTAATCCGCACAGTACAGCGTTTGGAATTCCTCAATTTCTTAATTCAACCTGGGTAAATTATGGTTATCCTGTTCGCCCTAAAGATCCACAAGTGCAGATCAAGGCAGGATTGCGTTATATCTATAAGCGATATAACACACCTTGCGGCGCTTGGGCTTTTTGGAAAAAGAAAGCGGGCGCGGATCTCAGGGGTGGTTGGTACTAATGTGGACAAAAAAGTAGTAAAAATAGTTGAACAAAGAGCAGGCAATTATTGTGAGTCATGTGGGGGCAGGGCGCAAGAGTCTATGGCCCTGCACCACCGCAAACTTAAATCCAGGGGCGGGCAAGACACACCTGCCAATTTGATGCGGGTTCACCATGGTTGCCATAATTTAGGCACTGACAGTATCCACGCTAATCCTAGTTGGGCTACTGACAAAGGATTTATGGTTTCTTCATGGCAACAGCCAGAGCAGACACCTATGGTTTATCCAGACGGCAGAATTGTATTATTAGATAATGACGGTAATGTATGCACCCTAATGGAAGGCGATTAAATGAATATCACAGTCAAAGGCAATGTAGGTTCAGATCCAGAACTAAAGTTCTCTAAAAACAACACCGCTTATGTAACATTTAGCGTTGCTTACACACCCCGCACAAAAGAAAATGATAACTGGGTTGATGGAGAAACTATGTGGTTCCGTGTTGTGCAGTTTGGCGTAAAGGCTGAAGCAACAACCGACATGATTAAAAAAGGTGATGCAGTGCTTGTAAACGGCACAATGAAGCAATCAACTTACACAGACAAAGAAGGCAAAGAAAAAACAAGCATGGAAATTACTGCAACTGATGTTGGTGTAGTGCCACGCATGGTTAAAGGAAAGCAATCAACAGATAACCAATTAGAAGGGGCATTTCCATGGTAGAAGATGGTTTGATCAGCGCGGCAGAAACAGCAGAAATTTTAGGCATTAACATGAATAACTTACGCCAAATTCAACACCGTAAAACAATTACATGGGTGGAGAAGTCAGGCCGTAATGTCTATTACCGCCGTGAAGAAGTAGAAGCCTATTTAGCAAAGCGTAATTCCCGCAAAAATGGCTGATGTTAATAATGTAATTTCTATGCTTAACATCATTAAGCAGACAGAACGCGCACAGATCATTAGAGAAGTATTCTATGCTTAACATCATTAAGCAGACAGAACGCGCACAGATCATTAGAGAAGTAGAAGCGTTTGCAGGTGATTACCACCATCATGTTGATGGGCGTGATGTAGTAATTGTTGAACAGTTGTTAGATTTCCTAAGAGAAAAGAAGGCGGTAGAAAATGAACAAGGAAATTAATAAGGGCAAGTATTGGATCCACATAGGCATGAACTGGAAGCGCTTTGGCCTTGGGTTCAGCATTGACCGTTGGGCGCTTAGCATTGATCTAGGCCCATTCTGGTTTGGGTTGGAATGGTAATTAGCCAGGATCCTGAAGTGCTGTATGCACTGGGCGCATTAGCAGATAGATTACGCGTAAAAGGCAAAGATGATCTAGCAGAAAAACTAGAAAACTTGTTTGACCTACATGAAGCGGAAATTAAAGCAAAGACCCGTAAGTAAACGGTAAAGTTTTTGCATGACCGTACAGATAGCAGATGAAATCACTGTTGCTGACATTGATGAAACCATCAAGCACATCAATGAGATGCTAAAGACTGATGAATACGGCAACCGCATGGACTGGCGCAAAAAAGAAATGTTATTACTAAGCATTGATGACTTATTAGATGCAAGACTTAACCTAGTAAAGACAGGCAAACTATTCCCTGATGAATAACGGCTATTGTGACTATTGCCAGTTAAATGTGACAGAAGCCAATATGCAGGCACACGCAGAAAAGCATGGATTTATTACACCCTTGAAGTTCCATGAAGCCATGAGTGTTACGGATTGCAAATAATTATCACTTTGCGCAACCTTTTTTCCTGCATTACAGTGTAACTATGTCAGGAAAAACACCAGAGCCAGCACAGATTGACCGTGAGTTAGCGGTAGTTAATCTGCGCCGCACTGGTATGACCTGGCAGATGATTGCTAATGAAGTGGGCTACGCATCACCAGCAGGAGCGTGGAAAGCCTATGAACGCGCTTGCGCTCGCACCCTGGAAGAACCGACAGCAGAAGCCAGACGCATTGAGTTAGATCGCTTAGACGCATTGCAGTTCACTTATTGGGAGCCTGCTATCCAGGGCAATCTAAGAGCGGCAGATTATGTGCTTAAAGTTATTGATAGACGGGCAAAGATCCTGGGTATTGATGCCCCACAAAAGATACAAGCGGAAGTGGTGAGTTATGACGGAACAGGAAGTCTTGACGCAGAAGTTGAGCGTATCGCCAGAATTATTGACGCGGCAGAACGAGAAGCCGCAGATGCCGCCATCATTGAACAGCACAGTGAAGGCCAGCCGTTATCTTTGGAAGAACCACCTAGCGCGGAAGGAACAACTACCGCCTGAAGGTGATTGGAACATTTGGCTATACATGGCAGGCCGTGGTGCAGGTAAGACACGCACAGCCGCAGAATGGTTAGCCTGGGAAGCGATAGAAAACCCTGATACAAGATGGGCCATTGTTGCCCCTACATTCTCAGACGCTAGAGATACATGTGCTGAAGGTGAGTCAGGTGTGCTTACAGTGCTAAAGCGTTACAAGATGTTGTTGCACTGGAATAGATCTATGGGTGAGATTATCCTGGTAAACGGATCACGCATAAAACTCTTTTCTGCTGATCAACCAGACCGTTTCCGTGGCCCGCAACATCATGGGGCCTGGTGTGATGAATTAGCGGCATATAGATATTCAGACGCATGGGATCAATTACAGTTTGGCCTACGCTTGGGTAAGAAACCGCGTGTAGTTGTAACTACTACACCGCGCCCAACTCCCCTAATCCGTATGCTTGCAAACCGCTCAGATGGGTCTGTAAGCATCACAAGAGGATCTACCTTTGATAATGCTAAGAACCTGGCCCCTAGCGCCCTATTGGAACTACAGGCCCGCTATAACGGCACAAGATTGGGAAGGCAAGAACTTTATGGTGAGATCCTTGAAGATACAGAAGGCGCGTTATGGACTAAGGGCGTTATTGAACGCAACCGCATAAAGAAAGCCCCTGCACTATCAAGAATTACAGTTTCTATTGACCCCGCCGTAACAAATAACCCTGACTCAGATGAAACGGGCATATTGGTGTGCGGATCAGATACAGGTGGTCACGGTTATGTACTTGGTGACTACTCATTTAAGGGTTCACCGCTTGAATGGGCATCTAAGGCCGTATCTGTATTTGATGAATGGAAGGCAGACAGCATTTTGGTAGAAGTAAACCAGGGCGGCGATATGGTGAGCGCAGTTCTTAAACAGATAAGACACAGCCTGCCAATTAGAGAGATCCGTGTGCATGTGGGTAAGAGATTACGCGCTGAACCAGTAGCGGCTATGTATGAACAGGGGCGTATTCATCATGTGGGTGAATTCCCTGCCCTGGAAGATCAAATGACTGTTTGGACTCCTAATGATCCTGACTCACCTGATCGTATTGATGCAATGGTGCAAGCGTTTAGTAATTTACTTGGTACGCAGACAGTTGCTAACTATTTCAACGCATTGGCTAATTTCTGCCCTAGTTGTGGCCTGCCTATGCCTAAAGCAATGTCACATTGTTCTAAATGCGGAACCGCTATAATCAAACCTACGCAAGAAGTTTCTGAAGGAGCATAATGGCCGTTCAATACAATGTTGAGATTGATCAAGGGGCTGATTGGTTTCTAAATGTTACTTATGAGCAACCAGCAGGAACGCCTGTAAACATCACGGGCTACACCAGCGCATTACAACTACGCTCACTCCCAACAGATGCAACGGCAGTTCTTTCACTTGCAACAGGTAGCGGCATAACAATCACGGGTGCAACAGGCTTGGTAGCAGTACACGCAACAGCCGCACAGACCCGCGCTATTGATGAAGGTGTTTATTATTATGACCTGGAAATAACATCTCAATCAGGTATCGTTACACGCTTGGTACAAGGCCAGGCTTATGTGAGCGCGGAAGTGACTAGATAATGGCTGATGAAGTAATTGTTGTTGAACCCGTAATTCAAAACATCACGGTTGTAGATAGCACTGCGTCAATCAATGTCACATCACCTGGCCCACAAGGACAGCCTGGACAATTTAGCCCGTCAGATATTTTCTATGTACACACACAAGCACAAGCATCAGCAATATGGACAATCAACCATAACTTAGGCGGTCAGCCAACTGCCGTGGTTCTGGACTCAGCAGGAACGCAATGTGAAGGCACTTTCAGTTATCCTAGTACCAATCAAATGATCATCACTTTTACGGCGGCGTTTAGCGGCACTGCCTATGTGGTTTAAGGAGCCTACACATGTCACGCAAATTTTTAGTTAGCATTGATCTCAACAAGAATGAATTGCAGAACGCGGTTATTCAGAACCTTGCTACTGCTCCTGCTACACCGCTTGATGGTCAGATCTATTACAACACTTCAGATGACACACTTTACTTCTGGAACGGTTCAGCATGGATCAATGTTGTTCAACAGGCTGAGATCCTTTACAACACATTTAGCAACCGCCCAACAGCCGCCGCAGGTAATACAGGCGCACTATTCTTTGCAACAGATCAAAACCTTCTTTACTTTTCAAACGGAACAGCATGGAGCCAGGTAAGCGCATTTGGTAATGCCACTGCTACAACATCTTATGGTGATACCGCAGTTAATGGCCATCTCTTACATCTACGCCGCCACAAAATCAGGCTATTGGTGACACCGCTTCAGTAGGTACTGCAACAACACCAGCCCGCGCAGACCATGTTCACGGTATGCCGTCATTTGGAAATGTGACCGCACAAACAACATTTGGCGCGGCATCTGGTAATGGTTCAGGCACATCTATTGCCCGCAATGATCACACACACGGCACACCAGCACACGATAACGCCGCACACAGCGCAATCAACCTTTCTGCATTGGCTGTACCAACCGCAGATGTTTCATTTGCAGGATACAAGATTACAAATGTGGCTACTCCTGTTTCAACAACAGACGCGGCTAATAAGCAATATGTAGATGATGTTGCACAAGGGCTACATGTACATGCGGCTTCATTTGCGGGTACAACTGCAAACCTAACTGCTACTTATGACAATGGCACAAGTGGTGTTGGTGCAACTCTTACAAACTCAGGAGCGCAAGCGGCATTTAGCACAGATGGCACAAGCCCTAGCCTTAACGCTCGTATTCTTGTTAAGAACCAAACAACCACATCACAAAATGGTATTTACACACTTACAACAGTGGGATCAGGCTCAACAAATTGGGTACTTACCCGCGCAACAGACTTTGACACAGGCACAGAAATTGCAGGCGGTGACTTTACATTTATTGATAACGGCACAACCCTTGCTAACACAGGTTGGGTTTGCGTTGATGAAGTAACCACTGTTGGAACAGATCCGATTGTATTCAATCAGTTCTCAGGCGCAGGCACATACATTGCAGGTGATGGTTTAACTCTCACAGGTAATACTTTTGCTGTTGGTGCAGGCGCAGGTATTACTGTTGGCGTTGACACTGTTGCGATTGATACAGCCGTAGTTGTACGCAAGTATGCCGCTTCAGTTGGTGATGGTTCAAATACCACCTACACTGTTACACATAACTTAGACACAAGAGATGTTCAAGTAACTGTTTACAACAACTCAGCACCTTATGATGAAGTTGTAGTAGATGTTCAGCACACAAGCACCACTGCAATAGCGGTGTTGTTCTCAGTAGCACCTACATCTAACCAATACAGAGTGGTTGTTCAGGGCTAATTAACTAAAGGGGATACACATGGGTCTGCGTGACCGTATCGCAAAAGCCATAGCAACAGGGAACATAGAGAAGGCCCCAAACCTTCCAGC